CCTCCGGCGCCCTTCCGACTTCTTCTTGATTTTATGGATCAAATGGTCGGAGCGAGAGGATTTGAACCTCCGACCCCTAGTCTCCCAGACGAGGGCAACATATTGGTTTTTCTCGAGCTTTATGGAAACTGGAGGATTTTACGCCCATTGAAACCACAAGCTTTTTCATTTCGATTGGCAACCGCGACGCGCAGAAACAGGACGTTCGTTCCGATCTAGAAAGGTACCGGACAGCCGCTGTGGGAGAGGTATTATAGCACCAAAGATTCAATCCGGAACTGGGAGGATCGGGGTTGACCTATGACTTCTGTGCACCATATCACGGTTGCAATGCCCTGGTTCCACTAGGTTACCTCTGAAGTAACTTGACTTTAGGAACAGTACACGTACGGTTTGCGTTGCGGACATAGAGTGCCGGTAAGGCCTATGTCCGAGAGGGCTACGAGCTTTACACCTTACACAAAGCGCTTCTTTCAAACGATACAGCTTAAGAGCCGGTAACACGGCGTCAGAACATCTACAGATGCTTCGCCCGCACGGGCAACAGTCAGAATAGCTCCGGAGCGCTCCGGAGCTATTCTAGTTTCTAAGACCTCACACAGCTCAATCCAAACAACCGCCTAGATACAAAGGATCAACATCATGAAGGCTTACGGCAGCCTCTTTAAGGCCCATCGCGATCAGACCCCCGAGACCGTTTTCGCTCACTTCTATCCCGTGAATGGCGATTACGATGAGCCATTTAAGATTGTCGCAAGGCAATCTATCGACGGCATTGCTTCGTGGGCTTTTCACCAGGAGCGCTTTAGGAACAAGCATCCGAACACTGCGGTTCCGAAACTGAAGAACTACTTGAACTACACGTTCAAGCGGCTCGTCGATCTCGAGAACGAGTCACCAGGTCAACACTTCGTCAGCTCGAAGGACGACGAGTGGACTGCCTTTAACACCGGTTTGAACAACATTCACGGCTCGGACCTGCTTGCTATTTTCCAGCGCTACAAGAGCAAGGCCGGTGCGACGGGCGGGCCCCGCCCGGATTGGGTGTTTAAGGGATGCTACGCGCCCAACGATCGTCCATATAGAGATAGGTTCGGACATAATCTGCCGGATCTCGCATGGTATTCGACTGATAGTCGGGACTTTGTGTTCAACACTAAGTACCGCTTGGAGCGCGACGTTTTCGACCACTTGTTTGAGCGCGCTAAAGAGCGGGCTGGTCTCCCCAACGCGCAGGACGAAGTCGTCAGGAATTACTTGCGCGGAGCGCTTGAGTTATTGGTCCCCAAGATCAAACGCAACTACAAGGTTGCGATTCCTGTTTGGTATGTCGAAGAGAAGCGTATGCAGTTGCTACTCCCCTTCGTCTCTGCCAGCGACTCAAGCGATGTTTCCTGTTTTCTGGTTGATCGCGATGACAGGATGGAAAGTTACAGGTTGAAGACGATCTTCGACCTGGACCAGGCGTATTATTCTGCGCGCCTGATCACCCGGCCTGACAAAGAATGGCTCGACCCGTAGCCAAATCAAAACATGGCGAGCAGGAAATCGACGGTTGTGCGGGCTTCGTGCTTCCGCAATCCGATTACGTTAGGGAGTGTCTTTGTCCTGTGACGATCCGCCGATGCTGTACGGCTTGTTTAGAAAATAGCTTCGGTTGCCGAGTGCGCTCTCCGCATACTGATCAATCGCAACCACGATCGCCTGGACGTGCTGATAGCAGTAGCCCTCGCGGGGAGCCTGCCGACGCACATTGGATAGCGCCCTGATCCAAGGCGAGTTGTCCGCCCTTTCATCGAACCATTTCAGGCGCTCGCCCATTACCAGCTCCGGCCGCCAAGGACGCGCCCTTTCGTGGGACCGCCCTGCTCTTTCTTGAGCCGGTCCCGCTCGTCGCAAAGCCCTTCGATCTTCGTCAGCATCCTCTCCAACAACAGCTCAGCCGATGCGGTTGCGATACCTGCGCGCTGCAGCAGAAGGATTTCCCTTCGCTGCCTTCCGACCTGGACGCGCATGTGCTCGATTTCGGAACGAACGTGATCTAGCCCCATAGCGTTCTTTCAATGCTCTCTGAAGGGTTCGGTAGAAGCCCTCGGGTTCGCGTCCCAGCGCGTCGTATAGGCGAAGCCGCCTGAACAGGATTTCGATTTCACGGGCGCCTACCATCACGCCCAATTAGAACAAATCAAGAACAAGATGACAAGCCGCTAGGAATAGGTTGTGATCGAGCGGAACACCCAAGATCATTGCCCGAGTAGATTATATTGCCCTGGTCCACCCCATTTGAGGACCCAATACCGCTTCCGAATGGCCGCCGGCTCCTGACCCTGAGGGATGCCGCGGAGCACATTACGAAGCTGCCCAAGGCAGAGCACTCCGCGCCGGAATGGCAAGCGGCGATGGAAGCGCTAATCCTCGTTGCAGAAAGCGGCGGCCCGCCGATGTTAGCCCGAATCGGCGTAATGCGAGCATTGAACCGTCACGTCGAACGGGTCTTTGATCCAGATCGCAAAAGTCATCATTGGGGCAAGCACAAGCTCAAGAGAGACCAATGACCGTTTTGTCTACGTCAACACTAGCAAGCAGATCGGCGACGCCGAGCACATCAAGGTGTTCGCCACCACCGACGCGGCGGAAACTTGGTTCGCGGAAAACGATCCGGAAGGCGTGGCCTTCGAATACGAGGTTCTAGAATAGCTAGCCACCCGCAATCGCAACTCCTAATTGTATCATTTGTGCTGGGTTGATATACTGGAGCTGTGCTGGAGCCAGTTGGTCGATGATCAATCCGCTCATCAACGCAGGCCCTACGCAACTGGCAAATCGCCAAGGGGAGCTCCGCGCGGCGCAGTACGTTCGCATGTCCACCGATCATCAGAAGTACTCGATTCAAAACCAGCTTGATGCAATAGCGGAGTATGCGGCACTCCGAGGATATTCCCTGACAAGGACTTATGCGGACGAGGGTCGAAGTGGCCTGCGTCTGGATGGTCGGAACGCGCTCAAGCAATTGATCGCCGATGTGCAAAACCGGCAGGCGGACTACGAGGCTATCTTGGTATACGACGTCAGCCGATGGGGGCGGTTTCAGGACGCGGATGAAAGCGCCTACTATGAGTTCATCTGTAAAGACGCGGGCATTCAAATTATCTATTGCGCTGAGGAATTTGAGAATGATGGCAGCGTCAGTTCAACCGTTCTCAAGAACATCAAGCGCGCGATGGCTGGAGAATATAGCCGCGAGCTTTCGAACAAGGTTTTCATCGGCCAGTGCCGAACCGCCAAGTTGGGCTTCTGGCGCGGCGGACAGGCTCCGTTCGGTTTGCGCCGTCAATTGCTCGACGAGCACGGCCAGCCGCGAATGCAGATGGAATACCGACAGCGCAAAATACTGCAGACCGATCGCGTTGTTCTAATGCCGGGCCCGAGCGCTGAGATAGCGACTGTGCGGCGCGTTTTCAGGTCCTACGTGGTCGAGAGGAAGAGCATCACGACCATCGCATCGGAACTCAATGCGGAGGAAATTAGAACCACTCGTGGGATGAAGTGGACACCGAATGCTATTGACATCATGCTGACGAATGAAACCTATCTCGGCAATATCGTCTTCAATCGCAGATCCTTTAAACTTCAGCGTACCTACGTCGATAATCCGCCAGAGATGTGGATTCGTCGCGACAAGGCGCTAGCTCCAATAGTTTCTCCCACAACCTTCAGAAAAGCGCAGCAGCTTAGGACACGTCGCGTCGAGGGAATGACTGATCAGGAAGCGCTCGATCGCCTTGCTGCGCTTTGGCACCGCTCGGGCAGTTTATCTACCAAGATTATCGAAGAAGCGGCTGGCGTGCCCTCTCCGTCAACTTACCTCGCTCGGTTTGGATCGCTCGCAAATGCTTATAGCTTAATCGGTTTTGAGCTTCCGCAGCGGCTTCGATATGCATACAGCAAGGACAAAGTAAAGTCAGTGATGGCGGCGGTCGTCGAGAAAGCTAAGGCCAACGGGGCGGCATCTTTCGATGATCAGACCCGTATTTTGACGACTGCAAAAGGACTGATCATATCGCTACGCGTCGCTTGGCACTACACTCATGGTCGAAAAGACCAGAGATGGTACTTGAAGGGAAGCGCCTATGCGAAGCCCGCTATCGACGTCCGGTCAGCGTTGACATTGGTCATCAAAATGAAGGCGGGTAACCAGGAGATCGATGAATACCATCTGATCCCCACTACTCGGCTCGCGCTTTCAAAGGATCGCCATCTTCGCTTCAACCGCAGGGTGTTTGCCGAGCAGTTCCGATACAACTCGATTGAAAAGCTTTGCTCAGTCTTAGCTTCAGCATGAGCTATTTTCCGAGAGAAGCCTTGACACCAAGCCAAATGGCCCCGATGAGGCCCGTGGCGAGCACCGTAATGATTGCCTTGAATGTGAGGCTTTCTGCCTCCTCCACGCTCCGGCGCCATCTGCGTAGGTGGGCGAAATCGGCTCGCAACTCCTTGGCGTCGTCGGCGTCAATGCCGAGAGCGCATAGCGCATCGGCGACCCCACGCTTGATACCTTCGGAGATGGCAGACTCGATCTCGTCTCGCGTCATCCCGGCCCCCTACGTCCAACACAGTTTCTTGCGGCCAAGCGCGTTGTGAACGCGAACGGCCCAAATGGTCTCAAAGGTGTCATTGTTTCCGGAGTAGCGGATTTTTCGCCAGCCGGCGCAACGGGCTTTCTGCTCCGTTTCGCTCTTGCCCGGCGGGGCGGTCACGGTTGTCGGGGTCATTGTCGAACATGCGGCGATCGGTAGAGATAGAACCAACAGAGCGCAGAGCGTCATCGCGGGCCTTCTCGCCGTTGACGGCCTCTCGAGCCGCTGCCGCGTCCCACTGCCGCTTGACTTCATTTGATCCGTTCCTGTAGCCATAAGCGATTGCCCCTGTGAGCGTGAAAGCGATGACGGCCGCGCCGACCGCGACCGTTCGCAGATTGGGAATGAGACGGTGAAGCCAAGGCGGCTCGAGGATCGCGACGGCGACGGCCGCGCAGCCGACCAGGATATCGATCCCGGCCCACCCGAAAACAAAATGCCAGAGCGATTGCAGGCCGCTCCAAATCATGGCCCAGATCATCGCTGCACCCACCATGCCCAGGAAAGGAACCGCGGCGGCTTCGGCTTCACCGCGGGTTGCGGATCAAGCGGCGCAGCCGGCTCGCTCGGCTTCGGGATCGCGGCGTGACGCGCAGCGGCGCTCGGCTTTTCGTCGGGCGTCAGGCAAATTTTGCGTTCGGCGGAGCGACGGTTGACCAGGCCGCGAACCTCAACGCCGCGGGCCTTAGTGTAGAGCATGAGCGCATCACACGCGCCGGCGCGGTCGCCGGCGTTTAGCTTTCGCACCATGGATGACCGGCAGAAGGCAGCGGAGCCGATGTTGTAAGACGTGGACGTGTACGCGATCTTTTCATTGTCCGACGTCTGGACATGGATGCAGCGTTCAATTTCGGCCCAATACTGCGGGAGCCTCGCCGCCAACATCCGATCGCACTCCGCGCGCGTGAAGCGCTGCCCCACATGGACGTCGCCGATGGTTTCGCCGTGGCACCACGTCACGGGCTGGCCCGTGCCGATCGTGTCCACCTTTGCGGTGAGGTCGCAGCCCTCGAAAGCGGCGACGGTGGCGGCGCACGCCGCAGCCCAGGTAACAGCCTTGCTCGCTTGGCCCGCCATTACTTGCCGCCTTCTACTCGGCGCGGACGCTTCTGCGCGACCAGGCGCGCGACCGTAGCGGCCGTGACAGTAAGAAATGTCACCGCCGCGAACAGCCGCGGCGGCAACGGCTGGTGATTTGAAACAAGCGGCAAGATTGCTTCCGCGCCGCTCAACATCGCGGCGAGCAACAGGAAGCGGAATGACCAGGCGTGACTTACGATCCAGCCAATTTCATCGTGAAGTTTCAGCAATGCCAAACCCCGGAGTGAGAACGCGCCAATTGATAGCGCGTAGTTTCGCCCCGTCGTGGTTTGGGAATGATTCTAGCTCGGCGGGACCATCCACAGGTTTTGCGCGTCCTTTCGCCCGCCAGTTGTCGATCAGCCGCATAGATCGCCCCATGAAAAAGCCGCCCGACAATGCCGGGCGGCTGTTGGTGATTCGTCCTGGCGGGATCAGGCCCGGAGAGCCAAGATTTCGAACGGGACCGCCGTCGCGGCTCCAAATCCGCCGACCTGCTGTATTTGATCGTCAACCGTTACGATCGCTTCGAAAATATTGACGTTCGAACTCAGGGTGGGCGGCGAGCTAGCCTGAATGATCCTATCGCCAACCTTCATGCCCGGGGCGCTGATGGTCCCCGCGCTAGCCAAGCCCGTGATTGTGGTCGTGATAACTCCGGAAATCGTAAACATGTTTCTCCTTTCGTGTGGTTGAACAAACTTCGATCACCTCGGATCGGTTTTGAAAGGGTTCGCTCCGTAGGCGTCTATCCACATGTTTTCAACCCTTGCACCATTCAACCTAACGATGTTAGATGGTTGAATGTTTAGACGCCTTTTGCGTATGCTTCCCGCCGAGACGATCGACGGCTATCAGCACCCCGAATTAGTTGACGTTGTGGTTCGGAAAACCGCGGCATATCAGCCAGCCGAACGCATTGACGTGGCCGGCGCAAAGGCCGTTCTAGATTTCGGCGGAGGCGCTGGTCGTCACTTCAAGGAAGCCGTAAACGGCGCCGACGGGATGCGATGGGCAGTAGTAGAAACGCCTGCGATGGTGGAGCGTGCGAAAGAGTTCGCGACCGATCGACTCCAGTTCTTCGCAAGCGTTGCAGAAGCCGTCGCATGGCTTGGCCGCGTGGACTTGATGCATTCGAACGGCGCTTTACAATTTGCGCCGTCACCGCCGGAAACACTTCGCGAGCTTTGCGCGTTGGGCGCGCGCACGATGCTTTGGAGCCGCCTTTATCTTTCCAACCAGGCCGAAACCGGAACGCAAACCTCGCGCCTCGCCGACAACGGCCCCGGCTCGCTAGCCGGCATCGGCAACAAAAAGGTTTCCTACACCTTCACCAAGATTGCCGAGGCCGATTTTCTCAGCGCACACGCCGGCTACTCATTGGCCGAACGCGGGACCGACTGGTTCCGCTTCGTCAAATAATCCGAATGATGTAGTTGCAGACGATCGTCGGCTGAACGTTGTTGTGCGCACCGCCGCCGCCGGCGTTGTTGATCGAAATACCGGTGACCGCGCTGTTCATGGTGATGTTGCGCGCGTTACCGACGAAATTGCTGCCTTGGAAGTTGTTGCCCAACAAAATGTCTAAGAGATTGGTGGCGTTGTTGAGCGTGTGGGTATGGCCTGGATCGGTGACGCCGTGGTTATGCGCCGGCATTTGCGGCGTGGTAAGCGTATGGCTTTCCGAACCGCCAACCGCGCCGAGATTGGCCGAGTTGCCGCCGAAATAGGTAGAAGTCAGACGTGACGCGGCGGCCTCTTTCATCGCCGACACGCGGCCGGTTTTATCGGGCAGATTGAACGTCGTCGTTCCGTCGCCGGCGCCGTAGGTCGTGCCCATGATCGCGAACAGCGGCGCATAGGTGGTGCGGGAGATCGCTTGTCCGATCGGAAAGGCAAACGACGAATTCGGAACGGTAGTCCCCCAATAATCCATCCCGCCGGCAAGCGGGATGTTGTACGGATTGCCGAACAGCCCCTGCAGATAGAACGCCTGGTCGG